TGGTTTAAGAACTGAAATCGCTGAGGACTTTATGAATAAGTTGAAAGACCTATTTACTGAGTCACACATTCAGGTGCCAGAGGATAAAGTTGACATGGTTGACGAACTCGCAGACAATGTTGATGAACTTGAGACACAACTCAATGACACAATTGCAAAGTCCGTATCAATGGCTGAAGAGTTAGAGTTATATAAGAGGGAGTCTATCATTAGAGAGGCAACCAAAGATTTAGCTGAAACTCAAGTCGAAAAGCTAAAGGGTTTAGCAGAAAATGTAGATTTTGAAGACGAAGATACTTTCGCACAGAAAGTGGCTCAGTTAAAGGAATCATATTTTGCTAAGGCAACTAAAACTCAAGATGAGATTGTTGAAGATGATGACGCTCCAATTGTAGAGTCAACAGGTTCAATGGATCAATATCTTAAAGCAATAAAGAAAACTGCTACTAAATAGGGAGTCTTAAATGACAGTATCATACGATAAGTTGATTGAGAAATGGGCCCCAGTACTGAACGAAGAGTCAGCTGGTACTATTACCGATCATCATAAGAAAGCTGTTACTGCTGCAGTATTAGAAAATCAGGAAATCGCTCTTAGAGAAGAAGGAATGATTAATGAAGCTGCTCCAGCTAACGCAACATCATCTGTATCCAATTGGAATCCAGTATTAATCGCGCTCGTAAGACGTGCAATGCCAAACCTAATGGCATATGACATCTGCGGTGTGCAGCCAATGTCTGGTCCAACAGGATTAATCTTCGCCATGAAGTCAAGATATGGCGGTGGTGCAACAGGAAATAGAGAAGCAATGTTTAATGAAGCTGAAACTCAGTTTTCAGGTGACAGTGCATCTACTCACGATTCTGATAATGCTTCAGGTCTTAACGTAACTAACTTAGATTCAGACTCTACTGCTGATGATGCTAGATTAACTAACATCACTGGTAAGGGAATGACAACTGCTGAAGCTGAGAAGTTAGGTTCAACCGGAAACTCATCTTTCAGAGAAATGGGATTCACTATTGAGAAATCAACTGTGACTGCTAAGTCAAGAGCTCTTAAAGCTGAATACAGTTTAGAACTAGCTCAGGACCTTAAAGCTATTCACGGTCTTGACGCTGAGACAGAATTGGCAAACATCTTGTCAACTGAGATCTTAGCTGAAATCAATAGAGAAGTAATCAGAACTATTAACGCACAAGCAAAAACTGGTGCATTACAAACTAACACTGCCGTTAACGGTATCTTCGATGTTCAGACAGATGCTGATGGTAGATGGTCTGTAGAAAAGTTCAAAGGACTAGTATTACAAATCGAAAGAGAATGTAATACAATCGCAAAAGAGACACGTAGAGGTAAAGGAAACTTTATCGTATGTTCATCTGATGTAGCATCTGCTCTTCATGCAGCTGGTATGTTAGACTACACACCTGCAATGTCAACATCATTAAATGTTGATGACACAGGTAATACTTTTGCTGGTACTATGAACGGTAGAACAAGAGTTTACATTGACCCGTATGCAAATACAAACTATGTAACTGTTGGTTATAAGGGTACTAACCCATATGATGCCGGTCTATTCTACTGCCCATACGTTCCATTAACAATGGTACGTGCAGTTGGAGAAGATACATTCCAACCAAAAATTGGTTTTAAAACCAGATATGGAATGGCATCTAACCCATTCGTAGGTGCTACACCTGCTGATGGCCTAGCCGCAGTTAAGACTAACCAATACTACAGAATATTCAGAGTTGACAATATTCTAGGTGCGTAAGTCTTAGTACTTAATATTAAAGGAGGAGTTTCGGCTCCTCTTTTTTTTGTATAAATAAGAGTATGGAAACATTTATACTAACATTATTAATATTCATGTCATTTATAGCCTCAGGCATGTCTTTAGGTTTATTGTTTAAACCGATTAAAGGTAGCTGTGGTGGAATAAACTGTAGGTGTAAAAATGGCACTAACTAGTAACTTTAATTATCTACAACCTACTGGCTTTAAGCTAGTAATTGATAGAAAAAACTATCCAAACTTAGAGTTCTTTATTCAAGACTTTACTCATGCTGGTGTAATTATGAACACCGCAGATCTTGGCTATAAGAAAATATCTGCTATACCATTCATTGGTGATAAGCTCACTTATAATGAGATGTTAGCAAACATAATTCTTGATGAAGACATGAAGTCTTATACTGAAATGCATAACTGGATGAGACGTGCTCTTGATCAAGACAATGTTACGGCACTTGATAGATTTACGAATGCCACACAACGACCACCTACACAATCTGATATTACATTGTCTATATTAAATAGCTCAAACAATGCTATAGCTCAGATTATATATAGAGATAGTATACCAACTGCGCTGACTGACATTCAGTTTCAGGCAACAAGTGGAGCTGAGTCATTCTTAACTTTTGGCGCTTCATTTAGGTTTACTTACTTTGACATAAAAACATTTAATGCAACGACTGGTGCAATTACTGACTCATTTGACGTGACTGGTACTGTAACTGGTTAATATATATTATTGGAGACATAATGATTGACTTGAAACAAGTCCACGAAATGTGGCAAAAAGACTGTATAATTGACAACTATCAAATAGATGAGACATCACGTCAAACTCCAATACTACACTCAAAATATATACAACTCTGGTCTACGTCCAAACTCGAGCTCAAGCGTGCTGAGTTTGAACAGAAGAAGCTTCTTAAAGACAAGTGGCTATACTATAATGGTAAGATGGACCAGATAACAATACAAGAAAAAGGGTGGGAGCCTGATCCGTTTGAAGGCTTAAAGGTTCTTAAAGGCGAGATGGAGTACTACTATGATAGCGATCCTGAAATACAAAAGTCAGAAGAGAAAATACAATACTGGAAAACATTAACTGAAACATTATCAGAAATAATAGATAACTTAAAATGGCGACACCAAACTATATCGAACATAATCAAATGGAAACAATTCGAGTCAGGAAATTAAATCACTCTACGATAAGAGTGGAGTGTGATAGAGGAATAGGAGCAGAGCTACGTGAGTTCTTTTCATTCTTTGTACCTGGTTATAAATTTATGCCGGCTTATCGTAATAGGCTATGGGATGGAAAGATACGACTATATAACCAGATAACTGGTGAGATATCAGCAGGCTTATTTCCTCAAATACTCTCGTTTGCAGAAAGTCGTGAGTATAAGATAGACATAGAAGAATCAGACTATGGCAGTCCTAACGAAGGAAATAAGATTGATCCTGAGTTTATGATGAAGTTTATTAAAGCTTTAAAGCTACCATTCGAGATAAGAGACTATCAGTTTGATGCAGTATGCACTGGTATACAGAGAAAAAATGCAATCCTGTTATCTCCAACAGGTTCTGGTAAGTCACTTATAATATACGTGTTAATGCGTTATCTTCTGTCATCTTTTGAAAATGATGTCTTAGTTATAGTACCAACCACCTCGTTAGTTGAGCAGATGTATAATGACTTTAAGTCTTATGGCTATGATGTGGAGCACAATTGTCACAGAATATACTCAGGTAAAGATAAGAATACCTCAAAGCGAGTTATCATTAGCACCTGGCAGTCGATATATAGATTTCAGCCTGACTGGTTTAGTAGGTTTGGCACAGTTTTCGGTGATGAGTGCCACGGGTTTAAGTCAAAGTCACTTACCACGATAATGAATAAGTGCATTGAAGCTGAATACAGGTTTGGAACTACTGGAACTCTTGATGGTGCATTAACTCATGAATTAGTATTACAAGGATTGTTTGGAAAGATATATCGTGTTACTAGCACGAGAGCTCTACAAGATAGTGATACACTCGCCAAACTTACGATTAGGAGAATTATTTTACAATATCATGAGAAAATTCGTAAAGACTTTGGAAAGAAAACTTATCAAGAAGAGATTGAGTACGTAGTAACAAATGATAAGCGAAACGTGTTTATCAAAAACTTAACTCTAGATTTAAAAGGCAACACCCTCGTTTTATATAACTACGTAGAAAAACACGGTAAGCCATTATATAAGTTAATTAAAGATGAGGCCGAAGAAAAGCGCAAGATTTTTTTTGTATCAGGTGAGACCGCCGCTACTGACAGAGAAGCGATAAGAGCTATCGTTGAAAAGCAGAAAGACTCCATTACTGTTGCGTCACTTGGAACATTTAGTACGGGTATAAATATTAGGAACCTTCATAATATCGTCTTTGCATCTCCGTCAAAATCACAGATAAGAGTTTTGCAGAGTATAGGACGAGGTTTAAGAAAGACAGATGATGGAAAGAGTACTACACTATATGACATCATCGACGATATAAGTTGGAAATCTAAAAAGAATTTCGGTATACTACATGCTGATGAGAGACTAAGAATTTATGGACGAGAAAAATTTAACCATAAGACTTATAGAGTGAGTTTATGAACATAAAACAATTTAAGCTGACAAATAATGAAGAGATAATATGTGAGGTAATGGAGTGGGACACCGGAGAAGATACCGGCGACATTCTAGTAAAGAAAGCTTTAAGAGTTATTGCAATTGAAGATTATCAGAAAGGATGGCGTTTTTTTGCGTTTAGGCCGTGGATGGCTTTCCAAGATGATCCTTCATCACTACAAACATTAAATTCATCTCATATTATAGTAACTTCAAATCCGTCACCTAATATATTAAAACACTATAAGGCATGCCTAAGAGGTATAAACCACGACTTAAAAATAAGTAAAGAGACTGGTAGAAAAAAGACTTATGCCAATATAGATGAAATACAAGATGCACTAAGAGATTTAACTGATGATGAAATGGATGACTTTTTAGAGAGAAAGTATGGAGCTGTACAAGAAGATACACTTAATATAGACTCAGATACTGATAACATAATTAAATTTAAACCCCGAGACCCTAAGACTTTTCACTAGGGTATTCCTCCCTCCTCAATATACTCTTCTATTCTATCACAGTTTTTAACAAATGTAAACAGTTTTATTTACAAATGTTTAGATAAAATAACTGTTTACTTTTAGCTTAAAAAGGTGTATAATAGAATCATGAAAGGTTACAAAGATGGCACGTAAAAAAAGCATACACTACGTCAATAATTCTGATTTCTCTACTGCGGTAGTGGAATATGTAGGAAGAGTTGACCACGCTAGAAAAGTTCAAGACACTATTCCAACTGTACCAGATTATATAGCACAATGCTTCCTTAAGATAGCCGAAGGCTTATCACATAAGGCAAACTTTATAAGATACACTTATAGAGAAGAAATGGTAATGGATGCAGTCGAGAACTGTTTAAAGGCGATAGGAAACTATAACTTAGAGGCTGCAACGAGAACTGGAAAGCCAAATGCATTCGCATACTTTACACAGATAACTTGGTACGCATTCTTAAGAAGAATAACAAAAGAAAAGAAACAACAAGAAATTAAACTGAAGTACTTAACTAAATCTGGTATTGATAGTTTTGTAGACGTTGGCACTGAAGGAGTTGCGGCTGATACTGCAGCACACTTCGTTGATACTCTTAAAGATAGAATTGCAAGAGTTCGATCAACTGACTCTGAAGTTAAAGAACTTGTTAAGAAAGAAAAAAAGAAAAAGAGAGTTAGAATTGCTGACTCAGATTTAAGTGAGTTTATGGAATGAAGATAGCGCTACTTAATGATACTCATACTGGAATACGAAACTCATCTGAAATATTTTTAAATAATGCAGAAGATTTTTATAATAACGTATTCTTTCCTGAGTGTGAAAAGCAAAACATAAAACAAATACTTCACTTAGGTGATTACTATGATCATCGTAAGTTTGTAAACTTTAAGGCATTAAATCATAATCGTAGAGTATTCCTTGATCAACTACGTATACGCGGTATGTCCATGGACATTATTCCAGGAAACCATGATACTTACTTTAAAAATACAAATGAGCTTAACTCATTAAAAGAATGTCTTGGTCACTATATGAATGAAGTCAACATTATTATGGAACCAAAAGTTATGAGTTATGGTTCTCTTAAAATTGGCTTAGTGCCGTGGATATGTCAAGACAACTATGATGTATGTATGAACTTTATAAAAGAGTGTAAGGCAGACTGGATTGGTGCGCACTTAGAGCTTAATGGCTTTGAGTTAATGCGAGGTATAAAAAACCAGCATGGCATGAATCCTAATGTATTTGAAAGATTCGAGCTGGTATTAACTGGTCACTTTCACGTGTCATCAAGGCAAGATAATGTTTGGTACTTAGGTAGTCAAATGGAGTTCTTTTGGTCTGATGCTCATGATCCTAAGTACTTTCACATTATCGATACTGAAACTAGGAAGATAGAAAAGATTAGGAATCCACATACTTTATTTGAAAAAGTCCTTTACAATGACGAAGAAATAGATTATAATAGTTATAATAAAAATTTCTCAAAAAAGTTTGTAAAAGTTGTAGTAGTTAATAAGACTGATCCCTTTACATTTGACAGATTTATTGATAACATACAAAATCAAGATATATACGAGCTTAAGATTGCAGAAAACTTTAATGAGTTTATTGGTGCTAATGTTGATGATGAAGACATGAACTTTGATGACACCACTGAGATAGTGGACACATATATTGATGCGGTAGATACTGACTTGGATAAAAATAAAATAAAAGTTCAAATGCGTGAACTAATGACAGAGGCACAAGCACTAGAAATATCATGATAATATTTAAAACGATTCGCTATAAGAATTTCTTATCGTCTGGAAATTCATTTACAGAAATTTCTCTTAATCAACATAAGTCTACTCTTGTGGTAGGTCATAATGGTGCAGGTAAGTCAACCATGCTTGATGCATTATCTTTTGCACTGTTTGGTAAACCACATCGAAAGATTATGAAGAGCCAACTAGTCAACTCAATTAATGGAAAGCAAACCGTAGTTGAGATCGAGTTTACTATAGGAAAGGCTAACTTTAAAATTATACGTGGCATAAAGCCAAACATATTTGAAATATGGAAAGACACTGTGATGATTAATCAATCTTCACATGCAAATGAATACCAGAAGATTCTTGAACAAAACATCTTGAAACTCAACCATAAGAGTTTTCATCAAGTAGTTGTGCTAGGTTCCTCTTCTTTCATTCCCTTCATGCAACTTAATGCTGGACACCGTAGGGATGTTATCGAGGATCTTCTGGATATTAATATCTTTTCTAAAATGAATACGATATTGAAAGAAAAGAACTCGATACTTAAAGACAAGATAGTAACTGTAACTAATAACACCAATATAGTAAAGTCAAAGATTGAACAGCAGTCTAAGTATATAAGAGACATTGCCGCGTTAACTGAAGAAAACAAAAAGAAATATGAGAAACAAGTTAAGCGAGCTCAAGAGCGAATTGAAAAGTTGCAGGAAGATAACAGCGATCTTAGTAAAGATATCGAAAACAATACAGCACTTGATGAGCTACAAAAACTTCAAAGAAAAAAGAATGACATAATTTCTGAAATAGCTCAGACAAAGCAGGAAATGAAAACGATTGCAAAGCGTGGAATGTTCTTGGAAAATAATGATACGTGTCCAACATGCGATCAGCAAATTGATAATAAAGATGCGTTAATGACTAAGGCAAAGAATGAGGCATACCAAGTACAATCTACATTAAACTTAACGCAAGACTATAGCTCACAGATTGATAGAAAAATAAAGGCAGTCGAAGATATAATTGCTGATATTACTGAAAAAACAAATAACATGAATGCGAATAATCGTGAGATACAATCGCTAAATGAAAGTAATAATGAGTTAAGAACATACTTGGAAGGTGAGGTATCAGCTGACTTATCTGAGGCAAGAACTGACTTAGAAAAACTTAATTGCGATAAGGAAGATCTCTTTGAAGAAAAGCTTAAGGTGAACGAGCAGCTTGGATATAACTCAGTTATCGCAGAAATGTTAAGAGATACAGGTATAAAGACTAAGATAATAAAACAGTACTTACCTGCAATTAATAAACTTGTTAATCAATATTTACAAGTACTTGATTTCTTTGTTCACTTTAACCTTGATGAAAACTTTAATGAGACTATAAGGTCAAGACATAGAGATGACTTTACTTATGACTCATTTAGTGAAGGTGAAAAACAAAGAATTGACTTATCATTGCTATTTACTTGGAGGCAGATAGCAAAGATGAAAAATTCAGTGTCAACTAACTTATTGGTGCTGGATGAAACATTTGACTCATCACTCGATCATGATGGAATTGAAAACTTATTAAAGATATTGTATACCTTAGATGCTGATAGTAATACATTTATTATATCACATAAGGGTGACATACTTGACGGTAAGTTTGAATCTAAGATTGAGTTTGCAAAAGATAAAAATTTCTCTAAGATGAAAATTTAACTGTTTACAAATGTTAAAAACTGTGATAGAATATACTATAAAATTAAAAAGGAAGGTTTATTATGGAACTAAGTGAAAACACTCTCAATGTTTTAAGAAACTTTTCAGGTATTAATCAGAACATGCTGATTAAGTCTGGAACAAATATTAAGACAATTAGTGAAGCAAGAAACGTTGTGGCAACTGCCGATGTCACCGAAGAGTTTCCCAAGGATTTCGGCATATATGATTTAAATGAATTCATTGGAGTTATGGGATTAGTCGATGCTCCAAGTTTAAAGTTTGAGGATGACTTTGTTATTGTTTCTGACTCATCCGGCAGGTCAAAAGTAAAATACTTTTATGCCGCCGAGGAAACACTAACGGCTCCTACAAAAGACGTCACTATGCCTGAAGCTGATGTTAAGTTTACTCTTGATAATAGTACGCTGAATAAATTAAAGAAAGCAGCTTCAACACTAGGTCATAGTGAAGTATCAATAAGAGCTAAAGATGGAGTACTAAGTCTTTCTGTAGTGGAAAACCAAAATTCTACATCTAACGCTTTCTCTATTGATATAGATGGTGAGTTTAAGCAGGACGCTGTATTTAACTTTATCATAAGTATTTCAAATCTTAAGATTCTTCCAGGAGACTATGAGGTTGAAATATCTTCAAAATTAATAACGCAGTTTAAGAATAAAGAAATACCTTTAAAGTATTGGATTGCACTCGAAAAATCTTCAACATACGGAGCATAATGACATGTCAGAAAATTTAACTCAATTAAAGGATCTTGCTAATAAAGCAAGTAGAAGTACTGTAGCAGTTATAGATGCTGTTACTCAAAGAGGCGGGTTCAAAGGTGAAGAGCTCTCCACAATTGGTAGTCTTAGAGACCAATGCATTCAAATTATTCAAATTAGTGAGGCACTTCAACAAGAAGATGCAATGAATGATAAGAGTGAACAGAAAGTAGAAGCAAAGAAGTAATGAGTACTGAGTTTCTATGGGTTGAGAAGTATAGGCCTAAGACTGTATCCGATACAATCTTACCTGAATCTTTAAAACAAACCTTCCAAAAGATTGTCGTCAGTAAAGAACTACCTAACATGTTGTTCACTGGTACTGCCGGCTTAGGTAAGACTACCGTAGCCCGAGCTCTATGCAATGAGCTCGGCTGCGATTATATATTAATTAATGGTTCTGAGGAAGGT